AATGGCCCCCCGTTGTCACAGCTCTGTCACAGTTTGGCGTAGCTAGCCGACCATCGCGGGCCAGTCGTCGCTGATCTCCGCTTGCAATCGGTCCATGCCGTAGCCGAAATATCCGGCGTACCAATCGCCGCCGTAGGTGGTGCCGTCGTCGCAGACGGTATCCCAGTAGCCGGCATGGGCGACGTCCTGGGCGCGGTAGTAGATCTGGTACCAATGGCTGCCGTCGCTGGTGTAGTAGGCCTGGAGGCCGTCGATGACGGAGCCGTCTCCGGCCGCGCCGTAGACGAAGTCGCCCTTGTCGCTCCCGTATACCCAGTCGAGCCATCCGCCTGCCTGCGTGTGCACGCGGTAGCAGATGGAGCCCTTGTCGACCGACATGGTGATATAGCGCATCGGCTCATACGGGATGCCGGCGAAGCCCTCGCTGCCCGTGCCCGAATTGGTCACGTCGTCGAGCCAGCCATAGCCGCCGACATACGCCGCATAGGTCACATTCGGCGAGCCTGCAGGAGTCGCGGGCTTGGTGGCAGGCTGCTGCGGCGTCGGGTCGCCGGCCGTGGTGTTGCCGCTGTACTGGCCCGTAGCCATGTATTCGCGCACCGCCGCTTTGAAGTCGGCCCAAGACTTGCCGTACTGGGCGAAGTATCCGGTCGGGTCTGTATGATCCGTGCCTCCCCAGATATAGCGGCAATCATTGTGGCTCAAGAGTCGGTCGATGCCCCAGCCGCGAGACTGGAGGTAGTCGCCCGCCCACTTGACCGCTTCCGTCCACTGCTTCGCGAAGTCGGCTGAATTCGTCGCGTGCGCGAGCTCGATGCCGACCGTGGAGTAATTGCCGTTGCCGACGTGCCAGCAAAGCGCCCAGTCGGGCACCGTGTGGTAGACCACGCTGCCATCAAGCTCCATCACGTAGTGCACCGCGTAGGTGTCGTCACGCGACCACAGCAAGGTGTGGTTGTACGCGGACGCGCCCGGGTTCGCGGTCTCATGGATCACGAGGTATTGCGCGCTGTTGCCGCCGTGGCCGTCGCTGACGATTTGCTCCTGCTGCGTGTAGGCGTGGGCCTCGCTGCTCTCGATGCCCGCCGCGACGGGCGCCGAAATCAGCGCGAGCGCAAGGGCCAGGGACGCGAGCACCGCCGTCGCTTTGGCCCAGGGCTTAGCCGCGCGGTCAGTCTTCCCCATTGGCCGCTCCCTTCAATGCGCTCGCGCCGATGAGCACGCCGATGAGTGCGCCCAGCGCGTTGAGCGTGAGCACCACGGCCGACGTGTCGGCGAAGCCCCAGGCGGGGCCGATTGCCTGCACGAAGACCGCGAGCGCCGGGCACGCGATCAGACCGACCCATTTCAGGACGTCGTAAACGCGATTAGGAATCAGCCAATCTGGCACTGTCTTTTCTTCTTCCATGTCTCTCCCTTCTAAAGTCCGAAATTGCTCGCCACGAGGCCGAGCACCACGCCTAAGATGCCAGTGAGCACATAGTCGCTGGCCTTGCGCCACTTGTCGGCTGGCTCCGCTTCGAGCGCGGCCAAGCGCTCGTCCATGCGGTCGATGCGTTCCTGGTTCTGCCGCTCGATTTCGCGCAAGGCGGCGAGCGTCTCAGACAGCGTGTCGAGGCTCTTGCCGTGCGTGTCGAGGCGGTGGTCGTGCTGCTCGATGGCTCTCTCGTGAGCGCTGTGCTCTGGGCAATGCTCCATCAGCCCTCCTTCCGTCCGCTGCCCATGTCTTTTCGCCCTCCTATCTCGATTGTGCGCGAGGGTCACGCGCGGGTTACGTGTAAGTTCGTACCCTTCGCGCCGAAAAAATCCCAGACCGTTTCGGCGCGTTTCCGCCGCCATGCGTCTGGGATTTTTCCGATGCGAAAGAGGCAAAAGATGCTGTTCTCAGAAGCCGCGACCCTGTATATGTCCGACAAATCCAAGCGCCTGCGTGGCACCACGCTTGAGGGCTACGAGAGCGCCCTGCGCTGCCATCTGCTTCCCATGTGGGGAGCGCGGGAGATTGAGGAAATCACCTTCGAAGAGCTTCAAGCCTGGGTCGACGGCTTCGAGAAGCCAGGCGCTGCCGAAAAAGCGTTCAAAACATTCCGCCAGGTGTACCGCTGGGTCTTGCGCCGCCGACAGCTTCGAATTTGGGACGTGACGCAGGGCATCGAGCTGCCGAAGAAGCCGCCAGTGCGCCGCCCAACGCTGACGGCGGATGAGGAGCGCGAGACATTGCGCGGCATCGTGGGCCAGCCATTCGAGGCCGCCGTGCTGCTCGGCGCGGCCTTGGGCCTGCGCAGGTGCGAGGCGTGCGCGGTGAGGATCGAGGACATCGACTGGCGTTCGGGGTGGGTACATGTGCGCCGAGGGCTCCATGTGGTCAAAGGCAAAGAAGTCGAGACGGGCTGCAAGACGAAGCTGTCCGACCGCCGCTTGAAGCTCCCCCGCTTCGCCTTGGAGCGGCTTCGCAAGATTCGCGGGAACCGCAGGTCGGGACGGCTGTGCGCACTCGACCCGAATGCGGTCTCGCGCCGCTTCCGCGCCTTCTGCCGCCGCCACGAATTGCCGCACGTGCCCATGACGTGCCTGCGCCACAGCTGGGCCACGATTTCGCTAGAGCACGGCGCGAGCATCGAGGACATCGCCGTGAGCCTTGGGCATACCACGGTCAACACGGCCATGGGCCACTACCTGCAATCATTCAGCACCGTGGTGGCGCGGGCGAGCGACGCGTACACGGCTGCGATGGCTGTTTAGTAATCCGTATCCCCGAGGACATTCACAGCGCAAATGACGAATATCGCCTCTGGCAACAAGCTGCACGGCCTGCGACTCGGCAGCCTCGTGTCCGTGTGGCTCGACGGGGCGGCCACGCTGTCGAGCGACTTAGGCGCATGGTCCTCGCGGCGAATCGCGACCATCCCCGCGGGATTCCGCCCGAAGGCGAGCCTTTGCGTGCCACTCGTCACCGATTACGGCGTAGGCATGGCGAAGCTCAACCCAGACGGCTCCGTGGAGGTCATGGGGCGCGGCAGCTCAATCGGCGGCAATGTGGCAGTCGCCGCGACGTATGAGGCGGAACAGTAATCCGTATCCCCGATGGAAAAGAAGCTTGCCCGCCTGAACCTCGTGAAGGGCACGGAATCCTACAAATTCCAGGCATGGGATACGGGTATGCAGATCACCGCCAAAACGACAACGGGCAAGGAGATTGCTATAGCCATCGACAAAAGCCACGGCATCGGCTTTTACATGGACGGCTCGCAGGTATGGATAAAGTAATCCGTATCCCAGACGCAGACATTCCTGCTAACGTCGCCGTGCATGAAGACGCGCGGAAACTCCGCCGCGCCAGTCGTGCTCAAGGTCTGCGGCAATGTCTGCACGCTCTACATCAACGGAACGACAACGAATTACATCGAGAATTACGCGGAATTGCTCGATTCCGCGTCGCTCAAGGTGCTCGCGGATTACGTCCCGACCGAATTCGACAGCGAGCAGCAGCGCAACATCATCGGCGAGACGAAGCCCGTCGGGTGCCGCCTCGCCGGTAGCGGGCCGAATCTTTGGCTGTCGAAGGATTCGATGCTCGGCCCCGATTCTGAAATGCGCTTCGTGTTCAGCTGGGTGCACTAGGCGGCGAAAACGACCTGTCCCGAATAGTCGCCGTTCGACCCCGCATAGGCAGTAACGACGCCGTCAGTGTCTACCTTTACGTACCCCGAAACCGTGCCGACGTTGATGCAGCCGACGGCGGCTTTCTGCGGCTTTGGCTTTAGTGTGCCGAGCTTGCGCGTCGCGCCTGCCGACAGCGAGATGTTGAGCACCTGCACGACGACAAGCGCGCCGAGCTGGAAACACGTCACGCCGCCAAAAGGCGCGGTCACTGTTGCCTGGGATACGGATTACTGCTTATGGCCGAGGACTTTGCGAATCGCAATCATGTCTGTGATTCTTGAGCTTCCCTTCGCGACCTCGCCAGCCATGTCGTCGTCGCCGAATTTTCGCGTCTTGATCGTGGCGCCTTGAATCTCAACGGTGCGCGACTTGATGAACCATCCCAGCGGGCCAACCACGGTCGTGCTCAAGGTGGCGTATATCGACGATGAGCCGTCCTCTATTGGCACGGTGACAGAGCCGAAAGTGCCGTCGGTGTCCTCGTACATGATTGTGATTCTGACAAAGCCCGCCACGCTTCGGGAGAGCGTCACGCTCTCGCTCTCGCTTGGCTTGCCGTCGAAAAGCACAGTCGGGGATACGGATTACTCTTGCGTGACATATACGAGATTAGCGAAGAGCCAGCCGGCTGACCAAGACTAATTCTTTCCTACAAGCCAAACAACCCCATCGGGGGACACCTGCACGATCACGCCAGCTCCGCCGCCCTGCAAGCCAGGCGCGGCGCTCGTCTCTTTCAGAGGCTTCCATGGGAGCGTGCACAGCTCGGTGCCGCCCCATGCGTCTGAAATCGAATAGCTGCCGGCTATGGATACCACGACCACGTGACCGAATTTGTAGGCCGTCACGCCGTTGCTTTTGTGCTGCTCCAGGGATACGGATTACTACAGCCTCAAGCCGTATACGCGCGTGACTTCAATGCTGGCCGATGACTGGCTCATCGCATATGGCAGGTTTGCCGATACGGACCATCTGTCATTCAGGGTTACTTCCGTCCCAGAGAAATGGATATTCGCAGACGCAATCACGTGGAAGTAGTCCTTGAGTGCATACGCGACATCGAGCCGCATCCATCGGCCCGATGGGTTGATTAGCGTCGAGGTGGTGCCAGTCTCGCCAGACAATCCATACTCAACGACGACTGCGGAGAACCGCTCGACTGGCTGACTAAGAGTGAAGCTCGATGTGGTCTTTCCGGAATAGAGCAGCGTCGGGGATACGGATTCCCCGAGCGTGGCCAAAGGCGTGACGGGCTCGAAAAGCTTGACGGGCGTTCCCGCGTTGATGCCGTCGAGCGGCACGCGCCACAGCTTCAGGTCGTTCGCCGTGGTCGCGGGGTCTGCCGCCGCGCCCGTGGTGGGCGTGCCCTTGATTACCAAGGGCGTTATGGATTCGATGCCAGCGCTGGTCTTCTGGTATCGCGCCACGACCAAATCGTTGCGTTTCTGCCCCTGCGTTCCGCTCTGAATCGTCAGCGAGGTGGCCGCCTGGTTCCAGAACCGCTTGCCGCCGACCATGCCCACGCCCGTGCCGAGCGTCGCGGAATTCGCGCTCGCCATCGTCAGCTTGAAGTCGTCGCCGTAATGAAGCACGCAGTCGGCCTTGCCGACGGTGGCGGTGTTGAGCGCCGCCAGGTCGTCCGAGCTGATGTGCTTCTGGCCGGTCATGCCGTCCACTATCTCGAATGCCATTTACTCCCCCTTCTTCGCCATGAATTCCTGGAAAGCAGCGTCCTGCTGCGTGGCCAGGCGCTTGTACTCGTCTGTGCAAGCCTTGCAGAGCAGGCGGCTCGCCTTGCTGCCGTACTGGTCGAAACGCTCGACCTCGCGCCAGTCTCCCGCCGCCGCCGCGCCCTGCTGGAGGTACGCGCTCTCGCCGCAGCGGTCGCAGGTGTACTTCGTGAAGTTGTCGGTCTTCGCCATGCTGTCTCCTTTACTTGACCCTTATCCACGCGTAAGGCCCGATGCTGGGCACCCGCTCCCACGTCCCGCCTACATTGTTGGGGTTGAAGCCGTCGGTCTCGACGTATTCGCCGACGCGGTGGGCCATGAGCCAAACCGCGTTCGGGTCGGCGGTGTCGAGGATGTGCTGCCACGCCACCCACGAAGAGTCCGACGCGCCGCGCCGCCACCATATGTCCGATGCGCTCATGGCGACCTGCTTCGGGTACCCGCCGCTCTTTTCGCCCCATTGCACGAAGGTGACGAGGGTCGCGAAAGTTTCGCCGCCCGAAAGCCCGATGGTGGCCGCCTTCTTGAATTCGACCACCGTCTCTTTCGGATGGTTCTTCATGTACCAGCTCGGCGGCTGGTTGTCGCCCCTCGTGTCCTTGATTGCGCCGCCAGACGGCCCCTGCGGGCCAGTCGGCCCCTGCGGCCCCGCGTCGCCCTTCGGCCCCTGTATTCCCTGCGGCCCCTGCGAGCCAGCAGGGCCAGTGGGGCCTGTCGGCCCCTGCTTGCCCGTGGGTCCCTGCGGCCCCGTCGCGCCGGTCTCGCCCTTCGGCCCCTGCGGGCCAGTCGCGCCCGTGGCCCCGCGCGCCCCAGTCGCGCCCTGCGGCCCCGTCGCGCCCGCGTCGCCCTTCGGCCCCTTGATGTTGCCTATGAGAAACTTCGCCATGCCTCTCCTTAGATGTCGTAGTAAAGCTCGCCAGTGTCCGCGTCGTACGAGAACGGCGGCGCGGATGCCCCGTCGGCGGCGTGCGCCCACAGGTTGCCTTCGGCGTCCACGGTGAGCGAGAAGAAGCCCGACAGCGGCGCGGTCACGCCCGAATCGCCTCGCTCGCCCTTCTCGCCCTTCGGCCCTTGGATGCCCTGCGGGCCGCGCTCGCCCTGCTCTCCCTTGACGCCCTGCGGGCCAGTGCCCCCTGTCGCGCCCTTCGCGCCCGTGGCTCCCGTGGCTCCCGCCGGGCCTTGCGGGCCTTGCGGCCCCGTGGCCCCAGTAGCGCCCTTCGGGCCTTGCGGGCCAGTTGAACCCGCCGCGCCGGTCGCGCCTATCGGGCCTTGCGGGCCGATTGGGCCCTGCTCGCCCTTGACGCCGGTCGCGCCGCTCATGTCGGCGATGAGCGCGTAGCCGCCCGCTCCCTTCACGTAAAGCTCGGCGTTGTGCGGGTCTTCGACATCCGAGCCGATGACCGCGAAGCCGCCGACCTTCACGCCGTCGGCCTTCCATCCCGCCTGCATCGCCTCGTAGCTGGCGTACACCTTCGAGATGGAGAAGCCATCGCCGGTCTCGCCCTTGGGGCCCTGGAGTCCCTGGATTCCCTGCGGGCCGCGCGGCCCCGCCTCGCCCTGGATTCCCTGGGGGCCTTGCTTCCCCTGGATGCCCTGCGGGCCTTGCTCGCCCGCCTCCCCCTTGGGGCCTTGCGGGCCGGTGGCGCCCTTCGGGCCCTGCGGGCCGATTTCGCCCTGCGGGCCCGTGTCGCCCTTCTCGCCCTGCAAGCCCTGCGGTCCGCGCTCGCCCACGGCTCCCGTCTCGCCCTTCGGCCCTCGCATGCCCGTTGCGCCGCGCGGGATGCCCAGCGAGAGCGTCTTCTTCAAGCCCTCGCCCGAGAGCGACGCGGTGGCCTCCGCGCCCTCCGCGAGCGTGGAGACCTTGCCCATCGCGATGCCGGCCTGCGCCCAGGTCTGCAAGGATTCCGAGGCGTCCGTCGCGGCCTTGTCGGCCTTCGCCTCCACGGCTTTGAGCGATTCCGCGTCAACCTCTGCCGAGAACGTGTAGTTGGAAAGCGTCAGGCCCTTGCCGGCCAGGTACGCGTGCCCGCCGCCGCTCTCGGCGTTGCCGCTGCTGCTCGTCTTGGTGGTGGTCTCGCTGCCGACCTCGTAGCTGTACGTGGCCACGCCGCGCGAGACCTTAACGATCTTCTTCGCGACTGTGGCCGTGACCGTGCGCCCGTGCACGTTGTCGCGGGCCGAGATGACGTCGCCCACGTCGACGTCGATATCGTCATGGGCCTCGACTTCCACGCTTCCTTGGGTTTGGTACTCTTGCAGCTTCTTGCGGCCCTCTTCTTCGAGCTTCTCCTCGTCGTCGTTTCTGTAGTCGTACAGGGCCTATATCTCGTCCACGCCGAAAAGGCTCTGCGTGTGGCTCACGTTGCCAGCCGCGTCGGCGTAGAAGTGGACTACCGCGCGGTTCTCTAATTCGCCAGTTCCCGCGCACACCAAGTGGTTCACGCAGCGGTAGACAGACGTAAGCGTGAAATCCAAAAGGTCGGAATCGACCTTGTTCGCATAGTCCACCGCTGGCGGCAGCGAAATCTCCACCTTGCCGCCCTTGCGGCGCATCGCGACCTTGCGGCCATTGGCCTTCGCCATGGCTTTCAGGCCGCTGTAGCCGTCGGTGAAGCGGTCGAAGGTGTAGCTCACCGCCGTATCGTCCGAGGCGGCGGAGAAAAGCCCGGAAAGCCCCATGCGCTCGATGAGCGACGCGAGCGCATCGCCCGCCTTGCCGCTGACGGAGAGGTAGCCGCTGCCCGAATCTGGCAAGAGCCGCTTGCCAGCCAGGATGCCGTGCCAGGTGCGGCCCCTGCACAGAATCGAGCCCGATGCTTCTCGGCCAGCCTCGTAAGTAACCTCGTCGACCACGCCGCCGTACTCGGTGCCGCCGATGAAGACGAATTGGCCCTCTTCGGGGGCATGCGCGGCCTCGCATTCCAGCGAGAACGCGTTCTCGTCGCTGCCGAACGCCAGGTCGAGCGTGAAGTCGGCCAGCTCTCGCACGTTGCCGAGCGCCGAATCGAACACTACCGCGACCATGGCGGCTCACCTTCTTCCTCGTACCACGTCAAGTCGAATCCGAACGAGCGGTCCCAATCGACCTCATGCGTGCCGGGCGACGCCGGCTGGAAGATGTACTCGCCGCTGTTCAGGCCGTCGCCGCGGCGCGCCTTCGAGAAGGCGTCGACTGTCGAGCCGTCGGCATTGACGAGCGTCACGGCGCGCGGGCTCGCGAGCGGGTCTACAACGAGGTAGCCGCCCTCCGGCACGGTCAAGTCGGCCTTGTACCAATTGCCGTCGATGCGTATGGCGGGATTGACCGCGGGGCCGTAGATCGTGAATTTCAGCGGAGCGGAGCCCCATTCGGAGCCGTCGAAGTATTTGCGCGTGGACGGCACGCCCAGGTCATACGGAAGGCCGTACGGCAAATCGAGGAATTCGCCGTCGCCGGTGGGCGCCGTGAAAGGCTCGAATGAGACCGTGTGGCCCTTGCGCCACACCCCGTCGAGCAGCACGACCGTGAGGGACATGGTCACGTGGCTGCGCGAGATAGACGACGGCTCAGCCTTCGTGACGTAGGCGCGCTGCGACCAGCCGTCGACTTCGAGCATGCCGGGAGTCCCCTCGGACATGTCCCTGTCGGCGAGCCTGCGCAGCTCGTCCGCGGAAGCCAGCCTCATGAATGCCACGGAGAGCGAGCATTCGCGCGCCGCGCGCGCCGCGCCCGAAAGCGACATGTAGCCGATCGTGTACTCCCAATCCCGGCCGCGTATCCCCGCGGCCGTGCCGGCGAGCGCCGAGCGGCAGTCGAGGCACACCTCGACGCCGCCCGTGCCGGATACGTAGGAGAGCCTATGCATACGCAGCCGCCTTCCTGACCTTGCGGCCGAATTCCTTCTCGCCCATGACCGGAGTGCAGTCCGAGATGATCGCGGGGAGGTTGCGCGCGAGCCACGCCACGACCTCGGAGCCTCCGCCGCCGGCGTCGATGCCCTCGCCGATTCCGCGAAGCACGGAGGGGCGCAGCGGCACGACGGCCTCAGGCCCCGCCTCGCCCACGCCGATGACCGAGGCGGAATTGAAGACGCCGCCCTTCGCATACCAGTCGACGGCGACCGACGGCACCGAGCCGGACTCGGCGTCGAACCTGCCGTCGAGCCTGAAATGCGGCAGCGCGCCGACCTGCATCCTTGGCAGGGCGAGGCGCATAGACGAGACGGTCGACTCCATGCGCGCGCAGGCCGCCGCGACCGCCGCGGACGCCGCGGCCGAAGACGACCTCGCCGAATTCGCGAAGTCGGAGAAGGCCGACTTGCCGGCCGTCGCCATTGATTGCGACGCCATCTTGGTCTGGTCGATGCCGCTTCGCGCCTGCTCGGTCGCCGATGCGACCGAAGTCCCCATCGAGGTCACGGAGCCCGAGGCGGACGAGCACGCGCCCGCGAAGCCCTGCATCGCGGGCGTTCCGGCCATGAGCCCCGGCACCGCCGCGGCCGCCGCGGCCGCGAGCGCGGCCAACCCCGCCGCCGCTGCGGGCGCGGAGCCGGCGACGGCCGGCAGCGCCGAGCCCATGGCGGCGAATCCGCTCGCCGAGAGCATGACCGACGCCGCGATGAGCAGCATTCCCGTCGCGAGCGCGGACACCCCGGCCGCGAGCGCGCCGATGCCCGCGGCGACGAGCAGCACGCCCGCGGAGAGCAGGAGTGTCGCCGTCGCCGCGGCGGTAACCCCGACCGCGAGCGCCGCCAAGCCGGCGGCGGCCACGAGCGAGCCCGCCCCGAGCACGAACATGCCCGCGCCGAGCGCGGCGACGCCTACCGCGGCGGACGCGCCGTATGCCGACACGAGCGGCAGCATCGGCGCGAGGGCCGCGACGCCGCCGGTGGCGAGCGCGATTCCCGCGCCGACCATCAGCACCGCGGCGCCGAACGCGAGCATGCCGACCGCTCCCGCCGTGAGCGCTGGCCCCAAGGCCGCCGCCCCGAGCGCGAGCGCGGCCACGGCGGCCACCATGCCGAGCATGGCGAGCGCCGCGCCCGGCCCGGCAGAGGCGACCTGCATCGCGGCCGTCGCCAGGAGGAGGATGCCCGCCGCCGCGAGCGCCACTCCCGCCCCGACCATGAGCACCGCCGCCCCGAGCGCGAGCACCTGCCCGGCAGACAGGCTCGCCGCGGTTCCCGCCGCGGTCTCGCCGCCGGCCATGGCGGCCAGGCCTCCGGCTGCGAAGGTCGAGAGCGTCGAGACGGCGGTCAGCGTGCCGGAGAGCGACTTCACGGCGCCCGCGACGGCCGACGCCGCCTTCATGAGCACGAACCCGGCCGCGAGCGCCCGCACCGCCGGCGCGGCCTTCGCCGCGTTGCCCCTGAGCCATGACGCCGCGTCGGCGACTCCCTGGATCGCGGGATGCGCCGCGTCGAGCGCGCCCTTGAGCGAGTCCGCCGCGTCGGCCGCGCCGTCGGCTCCGGGCTCGATGCCGAGCACCGCGCCAACGAGGCTCCCTACCGCGCCCATCACGTCGAGCGCCGCGCCGCCGAGGAGCGACACGTCGTCCGAGAGCGCCTGTATCGCGCCGTTGTCCTGGCATTTCGAGAGGAAATCGGCGACCGAGTCGCCGATGCCGTCGATTGCCTCTCCCGCCGAGGCCATGCCGCCGGTGAGGAGCGGCTTGAACGCGTCGAGGACCTTCGCGCCGGCCGTGACGGCCGATGCCTCCAGGTTGCCCATCGCGCCCTCGAATGTCGCCGTCGAGGTCGCCGCCTCCTTGGCGACGTCGGTCATGCCGAGCTGCATGATCGCCTGGTTGAACTCCTCGGCGGATATCTCGCCCTTCTCCATGGCGTCGCGGAAGTTGCCGGTGTACGCGCCGTTGGCCTTCATGGCCTCCTGGAGCTTGCCCGACGCGCCGGGGATGGCGTCGGCGAGCTGGTTCCAGTTCTCCGTGGTGAGCTTTCCGGCGCCCGCCGTCTGAGTCATGACCATGCCGACGCTCTTGAAGGTCTCCGCGTTGCCGCCGGCCACTGCGTTGAGGTTGCCCGCGGCCTCGGCGAGCTGAGCGTAGTCGTCGACGCCGTTGGCGGCGAGCTGAGCCGTCGTGTTCCTGATGTCGCCCAGGTCGTAGACCGTATTGTCGGCGTACTCCTGCGTCGAGGCCGTGAGCGCGTCGATCGTCGAGGTGTCGACGCCGCCGAAGCCCAGCGTGCCCGCGAATTTCTGCGCGGAATCGGACGCGCTCGCCATCTCTCCGGAGAGCGACGAGAGCGCGGCCGTGATTTTCTGCGCGGCCGCCGAGGCGATGCCGCCCGCGACGCCGGCGATGGCCGCTCCCTTCGCGCTCAACGCCGCGCCGGCCGCCGCCCCCATCTGCGCGCCGGCGGAGGTGCCGGCGCTCTTGAATTTCGAGACGATTCCTCCCGCCGCGCCGCCGGCCTTCCCGCCGAAGGCCCTCGAGAAGGCCGCGCCGCCGGACGTGCCGGCGCTGCCGAGCTGCTTGTTGAGCTTGCCGGCGAAGCCGTTCATGGTCGGCATGATCGTGACCGACGCGCTGCCGACGTTGACTGCCCCCATTTACGCACCTCCTTCGTGCATTCCGAGAATGCCGTCTATGTCTTCGCGCGCCGCGAGCGCGTTGTCACGGTGCTGCTGCGCCTCCGCGCGCTCCGCGGGCGTCTTCAGCGGATGCGGCTTGTTGCGCCCGCGCTGGCCGTCCTTCGTCCTCTGCCATGCGATGACCTCAAGCGCGTGCACCGCCATCGCGAGCATGTACTCCCCCTCGCTCCACCGGAGCTCCGGAGTCTGGCGGCGCGCTGTGCGCGATTCGCGCGGCAGCGCGTACCAGAGCAGAGACCACCGCGAGCAGTCGTCGTCGGTCGGCTCGACCGGGAGGTCTATTCCGTAGTATTGGCGGAAGTCGGCGACCACGTCGGCGCGGTTGTCGAGCCAGTCGCGCGCGAAGGACGTCAGTTTTTTGCCGCCACCGCCTCGCCTATCGCGGCCGTGAAGGCCTGCCAGTCCTCGGCGGAGCATCCGAGCTCGTCGGGAAGGGCGCCGCCCTCGTCGGGGATGCGGCCGATGTATTCCACGACTCGCCCGCAGCAGATGAGGTTCATCGCCTCGTTCGCGGCGCGCGGGTCCTTGTCTCCGAGGTTGAGCGCGGTCTGCACCTTCAGCGAGGCGAACGCGGTCTTGTCGATGTCGAATTCCTGGCCGCGGAACTCGACCTTCGCCACTTCGTGCTTCTTCTTTTCCATCTTTTCCTCCATGCGAAAAAAGGCGGGGCGCTCGGCCCCGCCAAAAGCTGCTGCCCCTCTGCGGCTATGCGGTCGCCGTGGTCTCGGTCGACTCGAAGTAGTCGTAGCAGGTGTTGCCGTCCTCGTCGGTCAGGTACTTCATCGTCAGCGGTCGCTGGCAAAGCTCGGAGCTGGAGATGTTGAGGTCGTCGAGCTCCGCGGACTTGCCGGCGGGGATGACCTTGCGCCAGCGGCGGTTGTTCTTCAGCACGAGCTCCAAGACGTACGAGAAGATGTCGTGCGAGTTCGAGTTGTGCTTGACCGTGATGACGCCGTTCGCGTCGGTCACGTTCTTCTCGCCGTATTGGCGCTTGAGCGTCTCGGCCTTGATCTCGGCGAGCGTGAACTGCGCGGACTCGACTCGGTTGGAGTTGGTCGAGTCCATGATGTCGCCGTTCATGTCGGGGATGTCGTCGGAGTCCTCGTCCACGGTCTCGACGTAGCCGTCCTCGCTGATGAAGCCGAGGCACTTGAACGCCTGGTCGAGGGGCGTCTTGATGTCGGTCGGGAGCGCCGTCCCCTCGGGCGCGGAGAAGATGTAGCCGCCCTTCACGCCCTTCGCGGAGCTGACGTTCGCCTGGTTGTTGCCATTGGCCTCTGCCATGCTGTTTCCTTTCTGCTATTCGCAGACCCATATCTGGATCTGCACGATGTATCGCGAGCGGCCCGTGTCCGGGTCGTTCTCGCGGTAGAAATTGGTCACTTCCGGATGGAAGAAGTTGGCCTCCTCGTCGAGGTCCGCCACCGCCGCGGCCACCGATTCGGCGAGGGCGCGCGCCTTCTTGCGCTCCTTCTTCCTCGCCCAGCAGTCGACGGCGAGCCTGCACGGCTCGAACATCGAGCCTCCGCCGCCGATCTGCTCGACGCTGATGAACGAGTCGGGCATTTCCTCCGGCACCTCTAGGCACCCTGGCACTCCTGCGGCCTGCGCGAGCCTGCGCGCGACCGCCGCCTCAACGTCCATTCGCTACCCCCTCGCCGAATCGAGCGCGCGCGAGAGCGTCTTGCGCTTCGCCTCGCTGTAGCGCGCCTGGTCTGTCTTCGTGCGCACGACGCGCCCCCGCGCGAGGACGCCGTCGAAATCCTTCACCTCGTGCCCCTCGAAGTCGTAGCCGCCTTCCGAGAGCGCGGCGTCCGCGGCCGCCTTCACGGCCTGCGCCTTGCGCTCGACCATGGATTGCACGGGCGCGGAGTTCATGAGCGCGGCGTATCCCGCGCGGTCCGGCTTGAACCTACCCATCCGCCCTCGCCACCTCGACGGCCATGTTCCATGCGCCCGGCGTCGCCGCCTCGGTCGTGCGCATCGGGTCGCCGACAACGGCGAACGCCTCTCCGCGCACCTCGACCGAACAGCCGCGCAGGTCGCCCTCGTACGTCTTCGGGAAATGCAGCGTGTAAGCGATTCGCGCGCCGTTGGGCCGCTCCGCCCCCAAGTCTGAGGTGGAGCCGGGGCACACAACGCAGCGCACGGCCTCGCGGGACGGCTGCGAATCGATTGGCTCGCCGAGGTCGTCGAGCCTCGCGGAATCGCGGATTACCGCGACCTCCTCGTCCGGGATGAGATTAAGCACGGTCCGCCCCCGTCATCGCGTCGATGCTGCCGATTCGGCACCCGGCCAGCCCCAGCCGCTTCAGGTCGGCCTTGCCGACCCACAGCTCGGCGGTCGGGTTGGCGAACGTCACGGACGCGTTGTAGCTGCCCGCGGTCTGGCTGTACTGCGACGCTCCGGCCAGGCCGAGCGGCACGTTCGCGGCCCGCGAGACGATGGAGCACGCCACGGCGCAGGCGGCGCGGTCGAATGCGCCGTGCTCGCCCCGCCTGTACTCGCCCCATCGCGACTCGTAGGCCGCGAGCAGCATGTCGCACGCGTCCGACAGGAGCGCGGAGACCTTGTCCCCGTCGCCGTCTGCGACCGCGCCATACCTCAGCTCGTAGTCCGCGAGAGTCGCGAATTCCTCGCTCACAGCTGCTCCAAAAGCTCGGCGAGCTGAGCCTTCGTCGCCTTCTTCGGCGCGAAGCCGCCCATCGCCTCGATCTCGGCGCGCATCTCCGCCGCCGTCATCTCGTGGACGTCCTTCGCTTCCTTGGCCGCATCTTCGTCGGCTTCGCCCGCTTCGGCTTTCCCCGGCTCTTCCGGCTCGGGCTCGGCGGCCTGCTCGGCGGCTTCGACGTAGCCTGCGGCGGACAGCGCGGCGAAGCGCTCGGGGGTCAGCTCGACCTCGTCGCCGGTGCGGTGGATCTCGTACGTCTCGCGGTCTCGGTACGGGTATGTCACGGTTGCGATCATTTGCTCTCCTTTTACGCGGTTGCTGCGATGGTTCCCTTCACGACCATGTCGATGTACTCGGCGAAGAAGGTGATGCCGGTGTACGCGACGGTGTCGTATGCGAGGCTCTTCAGCTCGCTGGAATGGTTGATGGCGATGTAGCCGGACTCGTCGGTGTAGAAGCCGAAGAGGTCGTCGCCCTCGGCGCTCGCGGTGTAGACCTTGATGTTGTTCTTCACGGTGGCGTAGATCGTGCCGGCGGCGACGGAGCCGGTGGACACGAGCGTGCCGAGGCCCGCCCAGTTCTCGATGTAGGAGATGCCGAAGGCGGAGAAGACCTCGGAGTCGCCGATCTGCTTCGCGAAGTCGACGGGGTTCACGAAGTAGATGACGTCGACGTCGCCGAAGGAGTAGTCCTCGACGAGGTTGTCGAGCGCCGCCCACGCGTTCGCGGCGGTGGCGACGAGGTTCTTGCCGGTGACGGCGGTGGTGCCTTCGCCGGCGAGCACGTTGACGAAGTCCTTCTTGATGCCGCGCTGGATGTCGGAGATCATCGCGGAGTCGGTCGCGTCGACGGCGGCCTCGTAGCCGCGCTTCTTGATCTCCTGCAAGGTGGTCTTCTTGCGGTAGGGCTTGATCGCGACCTCGTAGGTCGTCACGTCGGCCCAGGTGTACTTGGACTCCGGAATCTCCTGCCCCTCGACGTAGGCGGTCTCGGAGAGCTTGCCGGTGATTTTCTTCTGGTGCAGCGTCTCGCCGACGTTCGCCTTGATGGGGTCGCAGGCGGAGAGCATCTTCGCGAGCTTGGCGATGGACTTGGTGAAGGTGTCGACGAGGTCGACGTTGCGTGCTGCTGCGAGGGTCTTGATGTCGGGCATTCTGGCCCCTTTCTCCCCTTACTTGAAGAGGTCGATGTTGGCCGCGATGGCGGCCATGCGTTCTTTTTTGTCCTCGATTCCGAGGATGTCCTTCTTGGAGGGCTTGCCTGGCTTCTGCTTCTGGCCGGCCTCGGGCACGCGCGGCGCGCCGCCCTGCGGCTTCGCGATTGCCGCGATCGCCTCTGCCTGCTCGGTGAGCGACTCCTCGTCGGCGCCGCTCAGGGTCGCGACGATCGCGCGGTCGAGCCCGGTCGCCTTCGCCACGGAATCGACGAGCTTCGCGCGCGCCGACGCCGCCTTGAGGTCGCCGTTCTCCTTCTCGAGCGCGGCGATGCGCTCTTCGATGGTCGGGTCCGGCTTGTCCTTGGAGTCTTTGAGGTCGTTGAGCTGCGCGAGGTTGTCCTTCGAGCGCTTCTCCCATTTGCGGGACTCCTTGACGGCCTCCTCGTAGAGCGCCTTGTAGTCCTTGCCATCGGAGCCGCCCTGGGCCTGCTGCGGGTCGGTCGCCGCCTGCTGCGGGTCTGCCTGCGCCTGCTGTCCTGCCGGGTCCTGGCCTGCGTTCTCCATGCTTTCCTCCTGTCCGGCGCCGTGCGGCGCCTCGTCTCGCCCCGTGCGGGGCACTTCCGTGTATGAAAAAGCCACCCGTGCGGATGGCTTGAATCAACGAAGGCCCCGAATGGGGCCTTTATCGTGTTATTGCTTTATTGCGTTTGCCTACATGCCGAGGCCTTCCCTGACCATGGCGAGAGCGACCATGGAGGCCGTCTGCCGCACGACGTCCAGCGTGGTGGACCCGACCGTGCCCGCGAGGGTCTTCTTGACCCTGCCCCAGACCTTCGGTTCCCTTATGGAGTCGAGGTAGTCCTGGCCGTCCCAAGTGATGCCGGCCACGGTTAGCTCGATTGTGCTGCCGTTCATGTCCCTGGCGTCCCGCGACACGTCGACAAGCCCGTGATGGGCCATGAGCCTCACGTGGTACGCGACCGTCTCAATCGGCCAGCGCTCCGTCGCCATGTCGTCCGCGTCGACCTCGTCGGCGGCGTTCTCCACGTACATGAGGATGGAGCGGACGAGGTCGAGGTCGCGCTTCATTCGTAGGCCTCCTCGGGAAGCTCGCCGTCGATGACTGCGTGCGGAAATCCGTCTCGGTCTTCCCAGCTCGCGCAGACGTAATCGTAGCCTTCAAGCTCTCTGTCCTTGCGGGCCAGCCAAATCGGTTCGAAATCCTTGACCTCGTCGTCCGGAACAACCCAGCCGAAAACATCCCAACAGTGCTTTCCACCGATTACTTGCTGGTGCACATCGGCCGTATCGAAAAAGAAATTCATTCCACGATTCGAAAGCCGGACATTAAGAAGGTCCACGGAATCAATGATGTAGTCACTGTATCTATGAGTCAGATCGCTCTCGCATCTTATGCCAAAGTGCGGTGTAGTAGTCACTGTAACCCTCCTCATATCTGAACAAAGTAACGCGGGCATCATTGTCTAAATTAACAACAGCGATGTCTTCCCCTCTGAGGTAGACGGCGCACCGCTGACCAAACTGTCCCGTAATATCCTCGACAAGCACGACAGCATCACACCCGTCGATGACTTCGGACATGATTTTATTATACTCCTCCTGCCCAGCCCTCGACCTGTAATCGATGCCGTATTCGACGGCATGTTTTTTCGCGTGCCTGTTTCTGTTTGCCCCGTTCGACCAGTTTGGCACCTCGGACGATGTCGGAACATACATGCCCGAGGCATCCTCGATTTCCCCAGATTCAAGCATGCGGACAACGACCCTCTCCGAAGCCTTCCCACCATCGAGAATCTTTCGCTTGAGCTCGTCCTTCTCTGCGGAACTCAGCCCTTCGGTCTCGTCTATCTCCTTGAACCGCTCCCACCGCTCTTGCAGCTCGCGCGGCTTGACCCCCTCGACCACCTCGGCGTAGGGATCGCGCTCGAAGCTTGGAACGACCTTGCAGTCGCAGTGCCGGTGGAAGTGCTTGAACTCGCCCGCGGACTTGCGCGTGTGGTAGACCGCGCCGCGGCTCGCGAGCATGATGCAGAAGGTACAGGTCTCGAAGCCGGTCGGGACGCGGGCGAATCTCGCGCCCTTGTCCCTGTCGCGGCCGACGTTCGCGACGATCGTCTCGTTCAGGCTCCGGAAGGCGTCGTTCCTGGCGAACTCGCCGCACGCCTTCGCGAACTCGGCGTCTCCGCCCTTCGCGAGCTTCTTCGCCTGGTACCTCGCGACGGCATCGACCGACTCCGGCTCGTACGTCGTCATCGTTATGGCCTGATCGAGCGCGACGCCGCTCTCCTGCGCGCGATGGTCGTACCACTCCGCCGCGAACTCCGCGGCGATGTCGTCGTACCCCTGGATGTACCCATCCATGATGAGCTTGGCGGCCTCGCGCTTCTCGGCCACGATCGCCGAGGCGTTGGCGCGGCACCAGGCGAGGACGGACGACTCGACGTCGGACGCGGCCTTGTCTCCGATTCGCGCGACCGCGCGGTTGTACGCCGCGAACTCGGCCGAGCTAATCATCCGATGCCGCCGTCTTCGCCTGACCTTGGGAAGCGCCGGAAATCAGGTCGAACGCGACGGGGCGCGTGACGTTGCGCCTTATCTCCGACATGACGTTCCTCACCTCGTCGTCGTCCAGGCCGTTCAGGCGCCAGAACGTCGGCGTGCCGGCGAAGCCGTCCACGGCGGACGCGAGCTTGATGGAGCTGTCGGTCTGCTGCGCGAGCGTCGGCATCGCGGGGTTGAGGAAATTGACCGACACGTCGCAGGCCTCCTCGGCCTCGGCGTAGCTCTTCCCGAGCTCGGTCGCGGCGGCGGCGATCGCCACGCGGGAAAGCGCGGCCTTCGCCTCCTTGATGAAGGTCTTGCATTTGAGGATGAGCGGAGAGTTCTCCAAATAAATGGCGTCGGCGCTGCTCGGGTTGTCCCCGGAGATTCCGAATTGGCCGGCGTGGATGCCGGTCGCGGCGCTCATGCGCTTGCAGAGGTTCGAGAAATGCTCGGTCATGGGCTGCATGCTCGGCTGCGTGAGCTGGCCGAATTGGGGAATCTGCCCCTCGCTGTTCATCGAGACCTCGAAGATGGAGCCGATGAACGCGCTCCATTTCGTCTTGTCCTCGAATGCGTCGCCGTCGGTGCCGAGCAGGTACTTCTGCGTCGACGCCGCGAAGGCGGCGGCGACCTCCTCGTTCACGCTCGCGCGCATGGCGCAGTCTATGAGCCAGCGCACCTCGGAGTTTATTCGCGAAACGCCGAACGGGCGGTCGTCGTCCGGGTTGTACGGCATCACGAACATCGGCACGATGCCGAGGCCGTGCTCGACGTACTCGGCGGACCACTTGCCGTCCCCGTCGGCGCGGAGCCTGATGAGGCAGTCGTCGAGCATGACGTCGACCCAATCGGGTCTGTTCGTCTTTCGGCCGCGCTCCTTCGCGAACGAGACGACCCACATGCCCGCGGACAGGCATTCGCCGACATCGTCCCATATGCCGGTGCAAAGCGTTGGAGGGTACGCCGATATGCGCGCGTGGCCCTCCTCGTCGGAAGTGACCACCCACATGCTGAAGCAGTATTTGAGCGCCGAGTTGACGGCCTTCCCGACGCGCGTCGGCATGAAGTTGCGGCGCGCGACCTGCTTCAGGAGCTTCTCCGTGTCGTAGTCCTCCGGGGACGTGAACCCGTCGAACGACACGTGGTCGCGCATCACCTCGACGCATTTGTACCCCCAGCCGCAGGCCACTTCGAGGCCTTGCAGCGAATCGGGCACCGCGATGCCCAGGTCCTTGAGCATGTTGCGGGCCTCGTAGTACTGCGAGCGGACGACGTTGCCGGAGTAGTGCGACTGCCAGTTGTTGAGCAGTTCGAGCACCGTCTCGCGGTGCTCCGCCGAAAGGCCCTCGGCCGAGGCGACGGCATAGGGGATTGAGATTGCCATCAGGTTACTCTCGCCTTCCTCTTCGGGTTTCTCTTGGATGTTGCGAGCCCGAGCAGCGCGAGCCCGGCCGCCTCGATGGGCGTCGAGTTGTCGCCGCCGAAGCCCCATCCGCCGCCCTTGCCTATCTCGCGGCGGGTCGCCGTCGCGGCGGAGAGGTCGAGCGCGGGGCATTCGATGTGCGTTATCCCGCCGTCGCCGGCGGCTTCGAAAATGAGGTTCGCCGCGGTGATGGCCTGGTCGGTCGTCGGCCTTATGACGTAGCCCCTCGGCGTGCCGAGCTCTTGCAGCCTGTCGCAGAGCGAGCCGGCGCCGCTCTTTCCGTCCACGACGACGGAGCACGCCTGGTTCGCCCGCACGGCGAGCCAGTTGACGAGCCACTTCGTGCCGCGGGCGGTCGGCTCGCAGAACGGGAGCTCGATATGGGCGGCCGTCCCGTCCGACGCGGCGACCGCAAGCGCGACCGAGCCGCCGTCGGAGCTGAACTTCACGCCGTACGCGAGCTTCGCGAACTGGGCGGGCACCGCCTCTGGCGGGATGAGCGTCGAGCGCCACAGGTCTTCGCCGATGAGCGGGCTTTCCGTCTGCGCGATTGGCGGGAGCAAATAGCCGAGGTACTCCTGGGCGGCGCCTAGCTCGTCCATGTCCTTCATGCCGACGGCGATGGCGCGCGGGTCCGCGTGGTATCCGAGCGACGGCATGACCTTCGGCCACCTCGACCTGTCCCAGATGTCGCCGATCTCGGCGACGCCGTACTCGAGCCACAGCAGGTCGTCGGCCTTCTCGCCGCCCTCCCATGCCTGCTCCCTTAATTCGCGGAACGTCTCGGCGGGGCTCCCCGCGCGCGTCGGCGTCCCTGCGTATATGAGCTGAAGGTTGTGCTTGCCGCCCGACGTGGTGGTCGGGTTGATGACCTGCGTGTGCTCGTTGCGCAGCTCCTGCGCCTCGTCGTACACGACGACGTCGAAGGAGAAGCCGAGGCGCGACGACTTCGTGCGGGTGGAGAACTGGATGACGCCGCCTGAGGAGAATGCCATCCATTCCTGGCCGGTCTGCGAGCAGACGTCTGAGAGCCGTTCGCGCCAGCCAGGCATGCCGTGCACCCTGTCGCCGGGCTTGTGGCCGAATATCTTGCGGAATCGCTCGAGCATCTCCATTGTCGTGGAGTAGTTATGGTCGGTCCACAGCACCTTGTAGCCGGCGAGCGCCGCCAGCACGGCCACCCAGACGATGAGGTCGACCGACTTGCCCTGCTGGCGCTCGACGCTGATGCCGACGCGGGGGTGCACCCACTTGCCGCGCGAGTCGACGGCACCCATGTCCAGAAGGAGCTGGCTCTGCCAGGGCACGAGCTCGTAGCCCATGGAGGGCGCCGCCGCGACGGCGACGTCTCCGATGGTGTCCGCGTAGGGAAGGACGCGGCGGAGGCGCGGCTCAGCCGAGCTTGCGGGCGATTGCGCCGGCGAGAGCGTCAAGACCGTCATCCGCGCCGCCCCCTTCCGCGCTCTCCATCCTCTCGATGGCCTCGACCGTCTCCCGGTACTCCTTGGCGAGCCGCGCTGCCTGCGTCGTCTCGGCGTCGTAGAGCTGCCGTTCGAGCAGGCTGCGCACCCACCGCAGCCGCCCCAGCGTGTCCTGCCGGCCGTCCTCGTCGGGCGCCGGCGCGGTCCTCGGGCCGGCCATTGCGGCGGTCGCCGGTATGGACTTGTCGGCGGAGATCTCGCCGGACTCCTTCATCCTGGCGACGAGCGCGCAGACGCCGGAGCGCGAGCGGCCGAGCTTCCGCGCTATCGCCGCAGGTCCTAGGCCGGGATACGCCTCCCGCACGAACCTGCGCTCGTCGTCGCTCCAAGGCGTCCCGCGCGGCTTCTTCGACATGCTCGTCACGGGCATCGCCTCCTCTGTATGGACTCGGTTTTCGGGCGTGCGCAAAAAAGGCGCAATGCCCTCGGGCGCGCCCTATGACGGGTGGGAGGGGCATACCCCCAGGTCACCACCGTCTGCTTGTTTTGCATCCGACGTCGCGGGGGCGCGGCCCCGCCGCCGCCTTCATGTCGGCGACGCTCTTGTTGCCGCGCCGCTCGTTGCATATGCGATGCGCGGGCGCGACGTTCGCGGGGTCGATTACCGAGCCGCCCCGCGACGCCGGCCTTATCTCATCGACCTCGAAGCTCATCGGATGGCCGGCCGGGAGCGAGTAGTCTATCGGCTGGCCGCAAAGCCAGCACGGCCTGCCCTGCGCCTTGAGCCAGGCGCGGACCTTGCGGCGCGCGTGGCCGTTCGCGTAGCGCGATTTCGTCGCCATCAGCGGGAGCTCTTCCGCTCCTTGGCGCGCGCCCGGGCGTCTTGCTCAAGCCTCGCGGCGTTGCGCGTCACGCGGGCGTCCTCCTGGCACTGCCTGCACACGCCGCCGTAGACGTCGCGCAGGTTGCCGCACATCAGGCAATATCCTTTATCCATTTGCCACCTCCGTAGCATTTCGCCACGGCGACGGCGAAGAGCATGGCGTGCGCCATCTCCGTCTCGTACTTGGCTGCGATTTGGCCTAGCTGAAGAAGAGTCATAGCGCCCCCGTCGTGGTCGAGACGATTCATGAATCACCGCGGCGCGAGAAGAGGAACCGAGAACGCCGCGGCGGAAATAGAAAAGCCGCCTGGTTCCAGACGGCTTTCGCATTCAATAAGTATCCATATCGGCGATGTGACATGTTGTGACAAAAGCTGCCAAAATGTGACAAAAGCTGCCAAAATGCGACAAGAATCGAATCACACGGCGGGATGGCGCGGAATGCGCCACTCGTGCGGCATCGATTCGTACACGTCGAGAAGGGCTTCGTCGTGGAGCCTCATCGCGGTGCGGCTGCTGCATCCGACGTCGGCGGCGACCTCGCACCACGGTTCGTCGAGAAGGTAGCGGCGCATGAGCACGGACGCGCCTTTCGCCGACCGCGCAGCGGATATGGCTTCGCGCGCCCGCGACGAGGCCTCGATGTATCCGCGCTCGCGCTCCGAATATCTCTCCGCCATCGCCTCAAGGCGCGACACTCCGTCGGGAATCGCGTCCGCGTACGCCGACGAGCAGCCGCCGAGCTTGTCGAACCTGATGCCCTTGGGCTCCATCGATTCGCGCTCGAACGCGAGCTCGTCGCGCAGCGCGTCGACCTTGACGCGCTCGGCGCGGACGTGCTCCAGATACGCGCGTGCGCGAGAGCGCCGAAGCTGGTCGAACTCCTCGGTCATGCAATTCCTCTCTCTTTTATGAACACGCCTATTGTACAGCGTAAAGTTTACGGCGTACGGAATCACGCTGTTCAGGTAAAACAAAGGCCCGACAAAGCGGGCCAAGGGAGCGCTGACGGAAATCGACTTTTATCATTGGCCATTCCCGTTGCCTCCCCTTTCTTTTTCGCAACGTTTTCCACAGGTAATTCCATGCATTACTTTTCCATGCATTCCGCCTGGCGCCATCCCTTCGCGTTTCCCCTCTTCGCCCGCCGTTTCCGCATTGCTGGCGAAGGCGTCCCTAGGCGCTGCCCGTCCGCCCGTCGTCCGACGGTTTTCGCCCCGAAGCGCGGGCGGCGCCCAAGCCCGCCTTCTTCGCGCAGCTCGGGTGGTAGCCCGAAGCCGATCGCGTATAACCGCCGCAAAGCGGGCAGATGCCCACATGCCCGCAACGGCATCGAGACTCATACCATTGCCGGTTTCGACGCTCGCGAAGCTCTTCGGCAGAGAATTGCTTTCGCCTGCTCATCTCTCAACCTTCCTTCCGCATTTCGAGCAATAATCGAATTCGCCCGTCACGGCGTAGAGCTCGTAATCCTCGACCAGGTTTCCGCAGACGCTGCACTCGAAGCCGTTGTCGCACGCGCCCATCTCGCGCTCGTTGTAGACATTGCGGCACGTCTCGCGGTCGATGAGGTCGGCGAGGCGGGCAAACACGCTGCAGTACGTATGTACATCGACATCGCCAAACGCGGCCTTGGACACATACCAAAACGGGTCAGAATCGCTGAAATCGAAATCATGCGAGTAAACCCTCACTCGTTCCGCAACCTCGCGGCGCTCTTCGTCGCTAATCATCGTCCACCTCCGCGCGGTCAATCAGCCCAGCCAGGCGCATGAACAGACTGCGCGGGTCGGGGAAGTCATCCTCGCCAGTTGCGATGGATTGCAGCCTCGCCCACCACTCGGACAGCGTCGCGCCTTCGCCGTAGGCCGCATAGTGGCGCAGCTCCTGCGCTATCTCCCTGCGCTTCTCGTCGCTAATCATTTCGACCTCCATCCTTGGTGCTCGTCATCCATGAAGCATTCGAAATAGGCCTCCGTGTTCTCGCACTCGCCACCGCACCATTTCCAGAATTCGCCGATGTATGGAACACAGCGCGAACACGCGTAGGCGCGGAACGGGCCGTAAAGGCCGAAACCGCTCTCGCATACCGTCCCGTCGGCTCCTGCCGGGATTGTGTCGCCGCAGTAGGAGCACCAATGGGCCTTCCTTGTCTTCACGGGATTTCGCTCGCTAGTCGCCATTTCGCGACACCCCTGCATTCCCGTATCGCCCACGCTCTTCATTGCGGATGCGACAGTCTTGCATGTACGGCGCGAAGTCGGTCACGCCAAAGGCGGCGGCGAGGTTGCACGCAGCCTGAACCACGTCCGCGATTTCGTCGAGCACGACAATCCTGCTGACCGGCTTGCAGACCGTTCCGCGGTCCCAATCCTGCCACGCGCCGAAGACCTCGGCGGCCTCTTCCAGCGCCTTCATCGCCTGCGCCTTGTCGGGCTTCACACCCTCGAAGGTCGCGACCGCGCCGACGCGAACCACTCGCTGCGCGGGCTTCTGCTCGCCGCTCATCGCTCCGCCTTCTTCCCGCTCAAGACATGCAGCACCCATTGTGCGGGCACCATCGCGCAGCCGTACACGTATTCGCCGCTCGGCGGCTCGGAAGGGTCGAAGGATAGCCTGTCGGCGAATGAGCCGTCGTCGCCTTCCATGTCGTAGAGGTCGATTCGGCCCGAAAGAGCCCGGCATTCGTCGACGAGCTCTTCGATTGTCTCGGGGCGCTTCTTTTCGCTTGTCATCATCGCTGCTCCTCCTCCTCGATGCCCGCGAGCTTCTTGGCGCGAGCGAGCATGTGCACGCGCATGTTGTAATCGCATTCTTCGAGACGGTGTTTCTCGCAATAATCGCGGCAACCGAGATTCGCGTCCTCTTCCAGCTTCTCCCAGCTGTCGGGGGGCTCGGGCTTCTTGCAGTGCTGGTAGACGCTTGGGTCGTATATCCCTCGGCCTCTTTCGACCGTGAAGCCAATCTTCTCCGAAGTCGGGAACTTGCAGTAGCCATCTACGACGAACGAACTCTCGCCGCATACGTCAACAACCACGTCGCCGATGCGAATCGGCACGCCGTCGGCGTCGAGCGGCAGCTTCATGTACGAATCATCGGACTGGATAAAGGCCTCAAGCTTGGCCCTCAGCCCGGCGTTTTCCTCTTCGAGCTCACTGATCTTTGAGATGCAGTTGCTCATGATGCCGTTCGCCTTGCTCATGTGCGCCTTCGCCTGCTTGAGGTGCTCGATTCCGCTTTTCAGGTCTTTCATTCACTCCACCCCCGTACTTCTGCAAGCAATGAATATCCCGACCGCGATGCTCTGCACCATGTACGCCATGATTTCGCAGCCAGGGTCCTCCTCCCCGATCATGGAGAGCAGGTCGAGCGCGGCATGCGTTGCTTCGTGCGCGGCGGCCCCGACCAACGCTCCGAGCTCGAGCCCTTTATCGGCCCACACGACGACGCCCTTGTCCCTGACGGCCACCGTGATTGCATCGCCCTCGATGCTCGGCGGCTCGGCTCCGAGGCCTTTCACGCATTCGGCGAATTCGGCCTCATCCGTCACGATGGTCACGGGAAATGGGATGATGAATGGATTAATCTCGCTGCCCATTCGGTCTCACCTCCCTCGCTCGGCGGTTCCAAATCTCCGCCGCCTCCTTCGGCGTGTCCGCGTCAATCGTCTCTGGCATGACTCCGCAGCCGAGGCCGCCGCAAGCCACGAACCAGACTTTCTTTTGCTTGCCGAAGCGCATCTCCGACAACAGCCTCGCCTTCCCGCCGCAGAACGGACACGGCTTGAGCTTAATTTGGTTCATCTCGCCTTTCCTTCCTTCGATATCTGGGCGTCTATGCCGTGGCGCGGCATGCGCGCGACGCAATCGTCGCAGCGCCGGCGGCTCTTCTTGTCGGCGACGAACTCGCGGCCGCACACCGCGCATCTCGCGAGGCGAGGGTTCCTCGGCGCCCCCTTGGCCTTCTTGCCCTTCGCGAGGCACTCGGGGCACGTCCGCCGGCCGCGCTCGATCCAGTTGGACTTTCCTTGCGGCGTGAACTCGCGGCCGCAGACCCCGCAGCGGCGGGGCATGCGCATCTCGGCGTCGTTCACGGCGCGATTGAGCTCGCACCACGCGATGCAAGCCCGAAGCGATTCGGCGTCGTCCCAGTCGGGGCTGTCGACCGAATTGATGCGCGCCATCAGCCGGGCGGGCACCGCGACCAAATTCCCGGGGCTGAAATCTCGCGGATTGCGATTCGCCATCACCACGTTGCAGCCATCCGGTACCGGGCCATGCGCTCGCTCGTACTCGACGACGTGCTTCAGGCGCCAGTTGTCCTTGCTCTGCGGGACCGTGGGGCTCTCGGCCACCTTCACGAGCACGTAGCCCTTTCCCTTGTCGTAGCGCTCGGCGCCGACCGGCAGCGGCCTGCGGCCGCCGTGCGAGATGCGCGTGTTGCGTCCGTTCGACGCGCGCCAAAGGCTTATCTGCGGACGCGAGAGCGGGAAGCCGAAGGCATCGGCGAACTGCGCCGACAGCTCGGGAATGGCCTGGCCGTCGTCATGCTCCAGCATCCATGCCTGCATCTCGGGCTCCCTGTCCCAATGCACGGCGCGGACGGCTCGCTGCGGAGCCTTGGCCGCGTTGTTCGTCAGCCCCATCTTGTGGGCCTTTTGGAATACGGCGCCGGGCGTGGTCGACCTGCCGAACTCGCGCTCGAACTCAACCAGGAGCCTCGGCATGTGCTCGCGGCCGTAGCGGCGGCGGAGCCAATCGTTCTCCGCCTCGCTCCACCTCGCGCTCATCGGCCTATCAGCCCCTTCGGCACCACGTCCTCGCCGTATTCGGCCGCGTCGCGGCGCACCTGCGCGATGAGCCTGCCGCTGTCGATGAGCGTTCCCGCGACCGACTGCACGGCCTTGCTCCGGCTTATCTCGAGCTCCAGCGCGTCGCGGTTCTCGATGTCGACCTCGCGCAGCCTGCGCAGCTGCGCGATGAGCGCTTCCGACGCCTCGTTGATGATTCCCATTTGTCATTCCTTCCCGCCGAGGCTCACGACCTCGGCCTTGTAATCTCCCATGCCGAACACTCGGCGCACTATCGCCTCGGAGGTCTCCGCGTCCCCGCCTTGCGACATGAGCCGCCTTCCGAGGTCGCTGGGCGTCTTGTACTGCGTGGTAAAGATCGTCGGCCTGCCGTGGTTGTACCTGTGCGCCATGAGTGCGAAGAGCTTGTCGAGTACGTCCTGCGTTGGCCTCTCCTTGCCCAAATCGTCGAGGCACAGGACGGCGCAGCCCTCCCATTTGCCCATCACGCCCGCCTCGGTGCCGTCCGCGCCGTAGGTGGCGCGCACCTCGCGCAGGATGTCGCCGAAAGTGGCGAATCGGCACCGGACGTGCGGGGCCATCGCCGCGAGCAGTGCGCAGGCGGCTTCCGTCTTGCCCTCGCCGGAATCGCCGATCAAGACGAGGTTGCGCGAATCTCCCTTCCAGCATTTCCGCGCCCAGTCCCGCGCACGCTTCGGCGCGACCTCGAAGGGCACGCGCTCGAAGATGGTCGGCATCCCCACGGACACGATCGCCTTGCGCTTCGCCAAGTCGCGCTCAATGGCGAGCTTCGCGTCAATCTCGGCCTGCCGCTCTGGCGTGATACCGTCGTGGATGGCCCGGAGCCTCGCAACGAGCGGGTTAGCCGAATCGGCTGAAGTCTGCATCCTGCACCGCCTTCCCTCCTGGATTGTCCCGGCGCTCCCACGTGGTAAGCGCCGAGCGCCATGACCTCATCGGCTTGTTGCCGATGTGCCAGCCGACGGAGTCGTAGTACGCCATGAACGCCTCGGCGTCCACGTGGTAGCCCTTCTCGGCGATGTACGCCCGCACCTCTGCGAGCGTCGGCCGCGCCATGCGCGCGCCTCCCTTTCCCTTGTTTGTACTGTTTGTACTGTTTGCTATGTTTGTTTGTTTGGCTTTCTCGTTTTCTGAAACCTCTTCGGAAACCTCTTCCGATTCTGGTTTTTCCGTTTCGGAAACCACGTCGGAAACCTCTTCTGCGGCGTGGTTTCTCGGCCTGCCGCCCTTCGCTCCGTTCGAGCGCTTCTTGATGCTGTAGCCGATGTCCTCGCGCGCCATGTTGAACAGCGCGGCCAGGTACGGGTTCTCGAAGTCGGGCTCCTCGCCGAAGCAACCGAAACGCACCAGCGCGGCGGCGAGCTCGTCTGCGGCGTCCCTCGGGAGCCCCTTCATGGCGTCGCCGAACTTGGCGTGGAAGGTGAACGTCTGCGTCTCCATGCGTTCGCCTTAGAACGGGATGTCGTCGTATGGCGACGCGTCAACCTGGGGCACGGCCCCCAGCGCCTGGTAGGCCTGCGCGGTGGCCGGCTGCATCCCCGCAGGCGCGGGCGTGGCCGAAGCCTGGGGCTGGTTGCCGTTGCGCGCCATGAATTCGAGCTCGTCCACCACGACCTCCAGCTTGCTGCGCTTCGTGCCGTCCTTGGCCTGCCACTGCGACCAGCGCAGCTTCCCCTCGATGGCGACCTTCATGCCCTTGCCCATGAATTGGGACACGGCGGCGGCGCGGTTGCCGAACATCTTGCAGTCGACGAAGTTCGCGCAATCCTCCCACTGCTGGGTCTGGTGGTTGAGTCGGCGGTCATTGACCGCCACGCCGAACGACAAGACCTGGAAACCGCTCGGGGTCGCGCGCAGCTCCGCGTCGCGCGTCAGGTTGCCCGTGATCAGTACCTTGTTTATCGACATGTCTGGTTCCCTTCCTTTTGCGCCGCGGCTCCCCTGCCGACGGGCCAGTTCCAATTCTTCGGCCGCCTGCCGTTTCCGAGCGGTTCCGGCTTCTCGTCGCACGGCTCCCCCGTGCGCGGGTCGAAATACGAGATCTCGACCGGAGGCGCAGGATGCTCGTCGCGCTCGCGCGGCGACGCGTCGTAGACGCCATTCCCCGTGTAAACCCTCATCGGTCCATCTCCCTCACGAATTCCGCCAGCACGAAGGCCAGCTGGTCCGACATGCGCTCGATCGCGGAAGCCTCGTCGCCTGGCGTCTTGCCGACGAAATCAGCGACCAGAAGGTCGTGCGCCATGCTTTCGACTGAGCGCAGCGCGTCGCGCTGGGCCTGCGTCATCATCGGCGGCCTCCCTTCGGCAGCACGATGCGCTTCTCCGAGAGCATTCGGCGGTACGGGTTGAGCAGGCGCTCGAACCGCACCCATAAATCGGCCAGGCACACGCCCAGCGCCACGACGGCGAGCGACAGCACGCCGACCGCCATGCAAAGGAACTCGATCAATTCGACCCCATTTCCGGGACAAAAGCCCCATCGATAAAATCCATAAAGCAAAAACCCGCGCCGTCATCGGCCGGACGCGCCGTCGAGCCATTCGGCGTATGACTGCGCTGCCGCCGACTTTCGGCCCGGAACAACGTGCCCGTAGATGTTCAGCGTCGTGGTGGCGCTGGCATGCCCAAGCAGCTCCTGCACTTCCTTGACCGGCGTGCCGGATGCCAGCAGGTACGTTGCGAACGTGTGGCGAAGGGTGTGCAGGTGCACCCACTTCGGCAGCCCGCAGGCGTCGCAGGCCGACCGCATCGCGGCGGTCAGCTCGGACGGGCGAAGCGGCGAGCCGTCGCGGTGCGCGAACATCGGCGTCGTGGGGCCCTGCGCCACGCCCTCTCCGGCAAGCAGCCATCGCTGCATGCGCACGTGGCGAGACAAGCGCTCGCCCGTCGCGCCGTAGGCGTACACCCAGCGCTTGGAGGCCTTCGACTTCGGCTCCTTGCGCGCAAGGCCGCCGCGCGCCTCGACAAGCACGGAAGACACGCGCAGCCTGCCAGACGCCTCGTCGAAGTCGCCGACGCGCAGCCCCGCGAGCTCGCCGCGACGAAGGCCAGTGCCGAGGCACAAGGCCATCGCGTCGGCGCAAGGGTCGCCCTCTCGCGATTCGAGCCAGCGGGCCAGCGCGGGCACGTCGGCCTCGGGAAGCGCGCGCGACTCGACGGCGGAGCGCCTTGGCGGGCGCACGCCGGCCATCGGGCTCGCGGGTATGACGCCCTCGGCGGCCAAGCGGCCGAAAGCGCCGGACAGCCAGCTGTGGAGCTTGCCGGCCGTGGCCGGCGAGACGGGCGCTCCGTCTTTGCCCCCGATCGACACGACGCGAGAGAGAAGCGAGCTGAACGTGTAGGGCATCGCCTCGGACATGGGCAGCGCCCCCACGTAAGGCTCGACATAGCACCGGAGGTAGCTCGCGTAGCCGTCGCACGTGGTCGGGCTGTAGCCGAGCGATGGCAGGCGCGCCAGGTCGTATGCCAGCAGCCCGCCGACCGTCCAAGACACGCCGCCGCGCCGGCAGAATTCCGCCGTGCGGGCGAGCTCCGCCTTGGCCGCCTCGACCTGCTCAGGCGAAGCGTCAGGCGGAAGAGTGCGAGACAGTCGCCGCTCCTTCCCCGTGGCCGGGTCGCGGCCCGCGTAGCAGCGCACCTCCCAGGCTCCGGTCCTGGCGTTGCGCCTAGCGTTGGCCATGCTCCGCCGCCCTCCCATCGCCGCCATGGATGCGCACCGACGAGAGCCGCACATTCGCCACGCCCGCTCGCTTCAGGGAGTCTGCATAGGCCATGGCTGGCGAGCCTCCCCAGTACGCCGCAACAGGACCCCTGGAATCGCTCACCACGAACACGCGCTCGCCGCCATCCGGCGGCACCGCCCCGACTTCCCGTCCCATAACGCTCCTTTACGTCGCAAACAAGCGCCCGCCGCTACCCGATGAGCGCGAGCGTCAAGAACATACCGACAACCACCAGCCACGCGCCCAGAAACGCCAGCAGCGTGCGCGGGTCCCGCAGCTCGCTCAATGGGGCAAGCAGCTCGCCCGCCCC